CAACAGTTGCACCGCTTGTTGTAATAGTTTCTGAGTGAGTAGCGTGAGTAGCATGAGCCTGTAGAAGGGCTGCAACCTCAGAAGCTAAATGTTTTTTGTGGTCAGGGTGATTAGAGTTAGAGGTTACAGGCAGGCATGGTCTAGCCCACTCTGTCATCTCCTGCCCCATGACCTGAGGAACCTGAAGCTTAATCTTGTTCTCACCTTCAGGGTCATCGTTCTCAGCACAGATACCTTCGTATAGTCCATAGAACTTAGCGTCGTATTCTTTCATCGAGTTCTTGCCACCGCCTTAGCCACACGTGCGGCAGTTGCAGCCGTACGTTTTGGTTCTGTAGAGGCAGCCCGTTTTCCAACTGCTTTGCTTGCAGTCTTCCAAACAGCTGCGCTGTTGTTAGCGGTAGTTAGTTTACTTCTATTTTTAATCTTTCCAAAACTATCCTTTGTTGTAGGCGTGTACTTAATTCCCGTCCGAACAAGTTTAGTCTTTGCCTTCACTTTGGTGTTCTTCTTATTAGGAATAATGACACGGTTTCCACCTACAGGGTTTTGTATATCCTGCCCATCTTCCCAACGGTTAGCCTGACCTAGTCCGTCAGTGCCCAAAGTAACAACAGTTGTGTAAACATAGTTCTTTACTGTTTCTTCTTTAATCTTATGCTCGGTACTTAGTACGGTCCAAAATCCAGAGTAGTTAGGTCCTAAACCATTTAAATAAATTGGCATACCTGGTCTTAGTGACGGGCTACCCATGAGCTCAGCTTCGGCTCTATATGGAAACGCGTTCCTTAGCTCTGCCGCTTCAGCTTCATATTCTGCAATCTCGGCGTTTGTAGTAACAGCGTCTGTGTTATACCTATCAAAAAACTCTTCTTGAGATTTTGCTCGTGTTCTCTTGTTTCTTTTTTGTTTAGTAGCGGCATACGCAGACTTACTGTTTTTATCTACGCCGTTCACGGCTACAGCAGCTTTCATGTCTCCATCAAAACTTAAAGACTCGCTAATAATTGGTTTAAAAGTATAGATGCTACCAAGACCCATACCAACTTGTAGTTGGGTAAAGGTGGGTGCTTCAGCTCTAAGTTCTTTGTAGTCTTCTAACAAAGGTTTTAGATATATCTCAGTGTTCTCAGTTCTTAAACCCCATCCAATTTGTTTAGCTAACTTAACAAGCATTTGCCAGTCAGTTAATCCAGGATGAGATATCTGCTCAAACACTCTGGGGTGAGGGTTAGTTATAGCAACAAGACCATGCTTACTAGCAATCTCGTCTATAACCATATCGGCGGTGTAGCCTTTGTACACTCCTTGAGATGCTTGCTTTAATGGAAACGACCCACCAATACAGGTAACCGTAATAAAGTTTTTACCCGCTGTTTGGTCAGTCTCTACATGGTGAATGTACCCGTAGAAGTCTCTACTATTTACCATAGATAAGAACGATGCTTCTACTGGAGTTCCTGGTCGGATGTTGTCGTAATCGTATCCCCAGTCTTTAAACGTAAACTCTGCTACCTCATGCTCATAAAACTTTTGTTTTAAGGTCGCTGAATATACATAGGTTGGGTCCTCAGAAGCATTAGGAAATGAAATACGTACCTGATTAGACATTAGGTATCCTTAAAATTGTTCCATTAGGGATATTCTCAAAGTCATTTATTTCAGGATTAAACTCAGCAATCAACCACCATAAGGCTGGTCGTCTATAGTACTTTTGCGCTATAGAGTCCAGTCTTTCTCCTGCAATATACTTATGAGTATCAAAAGTTACATAACCAAGTTCGGTAAAATCATAAAACACAACTGGGTTTTTACTTGCGCCAGCTTCTACAGAGTAGAAATCAACTAAAGAAAATTCGTACCTAGAGCCCGCTTTTATCATAGATATCTCCTATACAATCATTGAGCCAGCAAAGCAATCAAACGAGATGCTTACTATTGTTCTTAGAGGGACCATATTTTCAGCAAAAGATGTGTGATTAATAGATAAAGAACTTGCCCATCCAACGTAAGACAAGCTATTCATTGAACTAAAGTTGTTAGTGTCCCCACCTAATTCAAAGGCTAACAGCGTAGGTTGTAAGTATCCTAGGTCAGCTGTATGTTTTCCTAGCAAGTTTTTCCAACCTTTTGCTGATTGGTCTCCAAAACGCCCATCACCATTGATAGCTTTAAATAGGTATTCAAGGTCAGCCATTGTTCCAAGTTCAGCAAGTTTTTTAATCTGTAGTGAGTAATCCTCAACTTTTGCTAATGGGTGTTTTCCGCCATTTGTATAATACTGAACAAAGTCTATCCAGTTTGCATCCTCAACGTTACCACCATTATGATAATAGTTTCTGATGCATGCAAAGTCGTTAGTTCTATCTAATGTAATATTAAAGCTAACGCTTTCTTGTCCTGGAAACGCACCAGATACCGAAGTATAAACATCGCTAGCCGAAGGGGTAATCTCCATGTTTCGGTTAACGCTAACTGATACGGACTCGGGGTTCCACAAAAATTGGAACCCATATTTATATGTTGAGTCTCCAACAATTTGCTGCCCAGTTACGTTAAAGTTTTTATTTCCAGTTTCTTTTTGACGTTTTTCACCTGTAGTAATCGTCTCGCCAGTTACTCTATTAAGTTCAACGGTGGAAGCGGCGTTATCGTAATACCAAATGCGTCCTCGTCGACTACCGTGAAATGCGTAACCCTGTCCACCCACATCGCCTGGAATAACATCCTGAGCTCTTGTTGGAAGACTCCAGTTGTGTGGAGGAAGATTAAAACTGTAGTCGTCAGGTGTAGGAATTGGGGGTGTCTTTTTAACGCTTCCACCCTTTCCACCTTTGCTACCACTGCCACCACTGCCCCCAGAACCGCTAGGACCAGCACCAGTTTTATTTTTATTAGCTAACATCTTACTTAAAGCTAACGCACCAATAGCTGCAACACCAGTACCAACAGGACCAGCACTACCGCGAGCAGCAGTAGCTATACCAGCTCTTGTAAAACCATAAATTTTTGAAGCTAAGCTTGGAGCAGCAATTGCTGTAGCTCCCCTAGCTGTGGTGCCCGCTGTACTCTTAGTTGTTTTAACAACAGAAGTTTTTACTCCTGGGTTTTTGCTCAACTTTATAACAGTAGATTTGTTGCCTTTTACTCCAGTTTTAGTAACGTTAACTGCAACTTTAGCCACGCTTACTGCACGTGAACGAGCAAGGACTGCTGCACCAACACGCACTGCTCCTAGTGCTAATGGAACCGCTAATGGCAATGGCATTATTGTCCTCCTAGTTGCTTGCTAAAGTTTTGATTAGTTAGAAGCTGCTTAAGCGCTTCCGCAGTTGCCTGTGGGTTACCGCCACCCTCAATTTTAATAGTTACCCCACCCATGTTGTAGGTATTAGCAGAAGAAGCTGGTTGAGCAAAAGATTGAGATTTGGTTTGAGAAGCAAAACTTTTTAAAACTTGTTTATTAATAGCGTCCTCAAGCGAAGCTCCACCACTAGAGTTATCCCCACTTGAACCAGGCGTCATCCCCGACCACCCAGAGTTAGTTGTTGGGGTTGTCTTACCGTCAAAGTTATAAGGACTTCCACCAACTTTACCTGTAACCCAGGCAGAGCTATTAATAGCAGCAAGAATATCTTCTTTACTCTTGCCTTGTTTTAACGCTTCAATGATATCTGTGTACCCGCGCTTGTCTGCGCTCTTACCAGTAAGGGTATCAATAGTTGCGTTAAGTCCGTCTTCCCAACTCTTATAAACCTTTACACCTACGTGGTTCATAGACTCTGAGCCGTACTTGCCACCTAATGTTGTATTAAGTGGGTTGTACTTAGCAGAGTTTTTAAAGTGGCCGCCTTCATGGTTTTGCCATATCTTCAAAGCATCAATAGATGCTTGGCTTTGAGGAGCGCCAATCTTTTTTAAGAAAGCTTTAGCAAAGTCTTCGTTTGAAGATTTATCATCTAGTTTTGTATTTTTGCCAAATACCCAGCCGCCATCACCACGGAACGGGTAGTTCTTTAAATCGTGGTTAGGAACAATATACCCATCCTCTTTAGGTACAAAGAGTTCTGGCCCGCGTTCACCAACAATGTAAGGGCTCTTCTTATCTACATCTCCACCCTCAGCTTTAAATATTCCTGTGAGAGCTCTTGATACTGGATTACCAACTAAGAAACCAGTAAGAGCGCTCATAGCATTATTACCACCGCTACCTAGTGTTTCAAAGAAACCTTTAGTTGCGCCAAGAGCAGATATAAGACCAGTAAATTTATCCATCTCAGTAAAGAAACCACTTACATAAGACATGAGTTGGTCCGCTCTACCCTTAGCGTCAGCAATAGCTGGAGCTGTTGTAGAGATAAACTCTGATGCTTGAGCTGTTCTTTGTCCTTGCATGTTTGCAGCAAAAGTTGAAAGACCTGCGTCTTGAGATAGCTTCTTCATTCTATCTCCGCTCATACCAGCAAATTGTGCTCCGCCTGTAGAAGCTTTAAGTAGAAGACCGTCTTCAATCATCTTTCTTAAATACGGGTCGTTGCCAAAAAGATTATCAAGCATGGTAGCAATAGCGTTACCAGGTAATAAAGAAAGTTTAATATCATTAAGAGTAGAGCCAGAGCCGCCAGTACGTCTCTTTTGACTTTCAAGTTTGTTCCACAAGTCATCAATAATTGCTCTTGGGTCACGAGGCATTCCGTTTTCGTCACGAACTCTAATACCAACAGCTCTTAACATGTTAACGTTTCTACCGCGGTTTAATGCGCCCACTGCTTGTGCAGCACCTTCTCCGCCCATGCCAGGAGTCATGTTAGATAAAACTGCAGAACCCATTGCTACCTGCTGCATGTTTTGTTGATTACCGCCATAGATGCCGCCTTGTGCAAAGGTGGCCATCATTCGCATATTATCAAGCGGGTCTTTCATTAGACCAGCTTTTGCTATCTTGTTTAAGAAATCTCTTGTTTGGTCATACGCGCCGTTCTTTCCGCTCATGTCAGAAAGACCGCCAAGTACACCTGGCATACCTGCTTGAACTCGACCTCCGCCACCTAAAGAGATAGCAGCGCGTGATGTATATAGCTGTGCTTTAAATGCATCGTCTGTTCCTGGCATAGCCATAGCAGCGGCAGTAACACCAGCTGCAGCTATTTGAGCAGGTGATGGTTGTCTAAAGACATTTGTATTTCCGCCACCTTGAGGGGCGCCTGCAGCAGCAGGACCTGTACCACCTGGACCAGCAGGACCAGCGGGGCCGCCTGGGCCGCCTGCTTGTGGAGTAGAGAAAGTAGGACCAGCCATAACAGTATTGGCGCCACCTGGGCCACCAATACCGCTAAAGGCATTTTTAAATTTTGCACCCATGCGGGTGATTTTTGTTTCAGCAGCACTAAGTGAGCTGTTGATTCTGTACTCAATGGTGCTAGCCATTTGTAAAAGGGTAGAGTGAGCACCACGGCTTGATTGTTCAAACCGCTGCATATTATTTGCAGCATTTCCACTACTGGAATTGCTAGGCATATTTAACATTATCTAGTCCTTCTAGAACGCTCTAACCAATTAAGACGCTCTCTGGGTGAGAGGCTTCTTATATCTG